TTTGCTAGGGCGTTTTACTAACGAAAATACTCTAACAGGATTTAAAAAATCAAAGACGCCTATCCAAGCAGTACCGCTGGACTTTCCTCAAGTTAAAAACTGCGAAGTAAATATCTACGAAGTTACGTTAGATTTTCCAACAACACAGTTTGAATTAACAGAATATCTAGCAACTGAATTGGGTATTGGAAAACATAATCTTGTAGTTCGTCGTCCTGGCGAACCAAGTGAAGAATATCAAATGCCTACTGAGAAAAGAGAAGGAGCCTTATTGCTAGATCCTGACTATAAAGAAGCAGGTAGCCCGCAGTTTGAAGACTACTACGGTGATAAGTACAATACAGGATTTGTTAAAGAATTGAATGATATTTTAAAACTTCAACGCAAAGAACGCGGAGAAGAAATCCCAACAGAAGGTGCTGCCAAATACAATACGGATGCAGAGCCGGGTAACACAAGCCTATTTGGCGGCAAAGGAAAATAATATGCAAATGATCGACGTACTGAAACGACTAGCTGAACTTGATGCAGCTAATCCTAATGTAGATACTACTAAGATGGTGCCTACTCAAACCCACAGCTATGTGCAAGAGTCGCAACAAGATTTACCTTCTAGACCTGAGCCAGACATGGCAAGCCTAAAAGCATTAAGTGGCATTAAGTCATTAGACGAGTGCGGTATGGGCGGTATGATGCCTGAGATGGGTATGAGCATACCACCTGAAAAGCCATCTATACCAGCAAGTATTAACATGACTGCCGGTAGTGGTGATGAACTTAGTAACATGTTAGCTACTATCATGCAACTTGCAGGTCAGAACAAACCTGTATCGGCAGCTCCTCCATTAGACAATGCACCACCAGCAGCTGGAACATTAGAGCCCGCAAGCGGAGACATGAGCCCAACTGATAACATGAGAAGTGTTATTGACAAATTAAACCCAATGGATGTCAAAGGTGGCGATGATGTTAATAAAGCACACGGCGACCTAGACAACGACGGTGATCACGATATGGATGATCACGATATGGAAAAGAAAGACAAAGTTGACGAGTATGATAATACTCCAGCTGACCCAAATGACAAAGACGAGTTTGATGCTAATGCACATGCTCATCAAGAGAATCAGCCAGGGCAAGGCGATAGAATGGACGGAGATCGTCCAAAAGCATACGCAGATATGAACGAAGCAGTAACAGATCTATTTGCACAATACAAAAGGTTTGTCAGCGAAAACTGATAAGTTTTACCTTTACCAAATAGCCTCTTCGGAGGCTATTTTTTTTAGTAAATAATGATATGGCTTATACCGATAATAAATTAGTTAAAACTGCATACAGTGCTCAAAAATATACTGAAAAGGATATTGAAGAACTAATGAGTTGTACAGACCCAATTAACGGTCCACATTATTTTTTAGATCATTTTTTCTATATTCAGCACCCTACTAAAGGTAAGCTACAGTACGAACCGTTTGAATACCAACGTAGATTAATTGATAGCTATCATCAGCATCGTTTTAATGTAAATTTACTGCCGCGCCAAACAGGCAAAACTACTACTGCGGCAGGATATCTTCTATGGTATGCTATGTTTGTACCTGATGCAACTGTCTTAGTTGCAGCGCACAAGTTTACAGGTGCTCAGGAAATTATGAGTCGTATTCGTTATGCATATGAACTTTGTCCCGATCATATTCGTTGCGGTGTTAAGAGTTATAACAAACAAAGTATTGAATTTGATAATGGTTCGCGTATTATTGCACAGACAACTACAGAAACAACAGGTCGAGGTTTGTCTTTGTCATTACTATACGCTGACGAGTTTGCGTTCGTTGAACCTAACATTGCCGTCGAATTCTGGACATCTATTTCGCCTACACTAGCAACTGGTGGTAAAGCAATTATTACATCAACTCCTAATAGCGATGAAGATCAATTCGCTAACATTTGGAAAGAAGCAAACTATAAATTTGACGAGTTTGGCAATGAACAAATACTAGGCAGAAACGGTTTCTTCCCCTTTAGGGCCTATTGGAATGAACATCCGGATCGTGATGAAAACTGGGCCAATGAAGAACGTAGTCGCATCGGTGAAGAGCGTTTCAAACGAGAACACGATTGCGAATTCTTGGTATTTGACGAAACACTGATCAACAGTATTTGTCTAGCTGGTCTAGAAGGTGATGAACCCGTTATGAAGATGGGACAGGCACGTTGGTACAAGAAAGTTAATCCAATGAGCACCTATTTGCTGGCATTAGATCCTAGCCTAGGTACAGGCGGAGACCCTGCTGCTATACAAATTTTAGAAATTCCTAGCTTTGAACAAGTAGGTGAGTGGCAACATAACTTAACTACAATTCAAGGGCAGGTACGAATACTGCGTGATCTGTGCAATTATATCAATGACGAGTGTGCGGCAAAAGGCGTACAGGCTAGTATATATTACTCAATTGAAAATAACAACATTGGTGAAGCAGCATTAGTTGCCATTGATGAAATTGGTGAAGAAAGTATTCCGGGGCTATTCTTAAGTGAACCTATTAAGAAGGGACATGTGCGCCGATTCCGTAAGGGCTTTAATACCACTAACTCTAGCAAAATAAATGCCTGTGCAAAACTAAAACATCTAGTAGAAAGCAAAAGATTCCGTATAAGATCAAAGCCTTTGATCAGCGAGCTTAAAGGATATATTGCTAAAGGCGTTAGTTTTGAAGCAAAAGTAGGCTTACACGATGACCTAGTTAGTGCTACTTTGCTGGTTATACGTATGGCGCTAATGTTACAAGAATGGGATCCTGCAATTTACGATAAAATGCGTGAAGAGCGGGAAGACGAGTTCTTAATGCCCATGCCTATATACATCAGCAATTATTAATAAATAACACATATGAAAGCTATCCAAATAATCAGTCAAGATCTGTTCGACAAAGTTCGCAGTCGTTTTCAAAATTTAGAAATGGGCGATGAAACAGGTGCTGTGACCATTGATCCTGCTGAAGCAAGATTCTTTGACTTTGACTTTGTTAACGAAGGTGTAAATTTAGGCCGAGTAAGTATTAGCCTCGGAGACCCAGGCAGTATCAAAATCTATTACAGTCAAGGTATTACGGAAAATCAAGATGATCCGGCTAAACGCATGTGGTACGATTTCTTAAAAGAAATGCGATTATTTGCCATGCGCAGACTAATGCGATTTGACACAAGAGACATTGCTAAAACTAATTTAGATAAAAATGATTTTCAACACTTGGCCGCAACACAAGGCCGCAAGGAAGAACCCGAAATGAATACTATGAACGAATCTCGCTGGAACCAAAGAAGTTCTAAAAAAACCAGTCGTGCTGTAAAAGGTGCTACAGAAGTTATTGTTAGACATCACAGCCCAGTTGATGAAATGTATCCAGGCGCACGTAGCCAGAAGAAAAACATCAAGGCAATTTACATTCAAAATAGAGACGGTGAAAGATTCAAATATCCGTTCATTCATCCAGCAGGTGCGTTTGCTATGGCTCAACACGTTGACCACGGTGGCGTTCCACACGATCCAGCTGGCAAGGCCATTGTACGTATGAGTGAACAGATTGCTCAATTGCAAGAATTTAGCAGACAAGTACAGCACACACAGCTCCATGATGATGCTATGGGAATCAAAGAAAGGGCCGTAGGCCGATTACAAGAATTAAAAGCACAGATTGAATCATTGAGCAAGCGTCACCATTATGAAGCATGGACAGCAAGTTTTGTAGAACAGGATGAGCCGTTAATGGCAGATTTAGATCCTGTTACTATGGAAACATATAAGGCAAAATTTACAGAAACAAATTTTAAAGAAGACCTAGCAGCATTTTTTCCTTTAATTCACAGCATTATGCAAGAAGCTAATACTGTTGATTTAGAAAACTATGTACAAGAAAGCACATGTTCAAAATGTCATTGCGATCCTTGCGAATGCGACGACGATGATAAGGAAGTTAAAGAAAATGCATTTGATGCATTTACAGAATGGGCAGAAGCAGTCGAACAGGGTAAACTAACTGATGATCAGATCCAAGCTCTAAAACAAGCAATGGATGAATTGCCTAACGGTGAGATAGAACTAGGTGTAGATGGTCAAACTGCATGGCAATTCTTTAGTAGCTTTGGTTTAGAAGATAGCGACCTTGAAGCAAAATTAAAAGGTGCTTATGACCTAGATCCTGCAACTGATCCTATGGAAGTATTAAAAGTGTGGGCACAAGAAAGCTATCCAGAACTGTTAGTAGCATTAGGATTAACGGGCGCAGCAGCCCAGGAGCCCGCAGCAGAAGTACCACCTGCAGCCGCTCCTACTCCAGCACAACCTCCAGTTGCGGAAGGCAAAGATCCTAAAGCAATGGTACAAGAAGTTGCTAAGATTGTTAAGAGTTTTTACAATCGCGACAACCCAGAAGTTGGTCCATTCCGCGGCGGTGAAGGCATTGCACTAGATGTTGAAAAACAAATCAGCGAAAAGTTTGGCGAGCAAGCTGGGCAACAGGCAAGACAAATGGCTGAACAATTTATGGAAAAACTCACACAAGAATGGCAACAACGTCATGGCACACAAGTTAACGGTGACGACGGTCTAGCACGATTGAAAGAACTAGTAGGCAACATCAAGGCAAAAGTAGAAGGCGTAGCACAAGAAAGTGGTCCAGACAAGAGCCAAGTACCTGCATACAAACGTAAGGAACAAGGCGGCGACTGGAAAATGTCCACAAAAGATTTAGAAAAAGAAAAAACCAACAGCCCAACTAGCTCTGCAGGTTTAGCCCGCAAGAAGGCAGAATTAGGTCTAGGTCAAAATGAATCGGCGGCCTTAGAAGCAATTATGAGAATAGCCAACTACAAAAAATAATTGGCAAAAATAACCGTATTTTCGTAGCCGTATAGGTTGCGATAATAAATAAAACTGTGCATACTAAACACATGCACAGTTTTTCTTTTTAGTCAGTGGGCTAGAAAGAAGAGGCATAATAAATCAACATTAAGGAAAAACATTATGGCAACATTAGCAGAAATTCGCGCAAAACTACAAGCATCTTCACAACAAGCTGGCGGGCAATCCGGTGGCGGTGATAATGCAATTTACCCTCACTGGAACATGCCAGAAGGTTCGACTACAACAGTCCGCTTCCTTCCTGACGGTGACAGCTCAAATACTTTTTTCTGGATTGAACGTGCAATGATCAAATTGCCTTTCGCCGGAGTTAAGGGCGAAACAAATTCCAAGCCTGTGACTGTGCAAGTCCCATGTATGGAAATGTGGGGTGAAACATGTCCTATTCTTACAGAAGTTCGTCCATGGTTCAAAGACAAGTCTTTGGAAGATATGGGTCGTAAGTACTGGAAGAAGAAGTCATACCTGTTCCAAGGTTTTGTGGGCGAAAGCAAACTACAGGAAGACAAAACTCCTGAAAATCCAATCCGTCGATTCATCATCGGCAGTCAAATCTTTAACATTGTTAAGAATGCACTGATGGATAGTGAGATTGAAGAACTACCAACAGACTTTGTTCGCGGTCTTGATTTTAAGATTGCTAAGACAAGCAAAGGTGGTTATGCTGACTACTCTACATCAACATGGGCACGTCGTGAACGTGCTCTAAGCGATGCAGAAAATGCGGCTATCAAGCAACATGGATTGTACAATCTAAAAGACTTCTTGCCTAAGAAGCCAGGCGAAGTTGAGCTCAAGGTCATGAAAGAAATGTTTGAAGCGTCAGTTGACGGTGAAGCATTTGACATGGATCGTTGGGGTCAATACTTCAAGCCAGCAGGCTACGGTGGTCGTGAAGGTGGTGAAGGTGGAGCGGCTAAACCAGCGGCAGCACCGGCAGCTCGTCCTGCACCAGCACCAGTTGCTGAAGACACTCCACCGTGGGATGATGAAGTTGCTGTAGCAGAGAAATCGTTCTCAGCACCTGCTCCGAAAGCAGAAAGTGCAGGTGGCGAAGCATCTAGCCGTGCAGCCGATATCATTGCAATGATTCGTAATCGTCAGAAAGACTAAGGAGTAATAGACTATGGCAAAGGCCTTCGATATTTCGAAGTTCCGCAAGTCTATTACTAAAAGTATTGATGGCTTGGGAATCGGGTTTAACGACCCTACCGATTGGATTTCAACCGGTAACTACGCCCTAAACTATCTTATCTCAGGGGACTTCAATCGTGGAGTTCCACTGGGCAAAGTAACAGTTTTTGCAGGCGAATCTGGTGCAGGTAAGAGTTATATCTGCTCCGGAAACATCATTCGTCACGCACAAGAGCAAGGTATCTATGTTGTTCTAGTTGACAGTGAAAACGCTCTTGACCAGAAGTGGTTAGAGGATCTAGGTGTTGACACTAGCGAAGAAAAACTTCTAAAACTCAACATGGCTATGATTGACGACGTGGCAAAAACCATCTCCGAATTCATGAAAGAATACAAAACTATGCCTGAGGAATCACGTCCTAAAGTATTATTTGTTATCGATTCACTAGGCATGTTGTTGACTCCTACAGATGTTAATCAGTTCGAAGCGGGCGAGATGAAAGGTGATATGGGTCGTAAGCCTAAAGCACTAACATCCTTGGTTCGTAATTGTGTTAACATGTTTGGCTCTTGGAACGTGGGTATGGTTTGTACAAATCACACATACGCTTCACAGGATATGTTTGATCCAGATGACAAAATCAGCGGCGGACAAGGCTTTATCTATGCTAGCTCTATTGTAGTTGCTATGCGTAAGTTAAAGTTGAAGACAGACGCAGATGGTAATAAGACTACAACAGTTAACGGTATCCGTAGTGCTTGTAAGATTATGAAAACTCGTTATGCAAAGCCTTTTGAGGCAGTACAAGTTGAAATTCCATATTCAACAGGTATGAGTCCACATAGCGGTCTGGTTGATCTGTTTGAAGCTAAAGGTTTGTTGAAGAAAGAAGGCAATAGTCTTGTTTACACAACAGCTGACGGCGAGATTATCAAACAGTTCCGCAAGGCGTGGGAAAAGAATGAAAAAGACGGGTTGACTATCATGATGGATGATATTTCCAAGAATGGTGAAGCAACAGCTGAAGCAGTAGTAGTAGAAAGTAGTGAGGAAGCATAATGGAAGAGCAACTAATCTTTGAAATTTGGGATACCTTTAGAGATAATATTCCAGAAAAAGGTCGTGATACTGCGGCTGCACAATTTGTTGACTTTTTGGTAAACAAAGATGTAGATGCAGAAGCA